TCGCCACTGCCTCCCACAACCCCTATAATAAGGACATGAACAAAACACAACGCCATCACAACGGACAATTCATCACAACAGGTGATCCCTCCCCTTTGATGAGTCGCGTCATGGATTCGATCCTTAAGCAACAGCAGGCAGAGCATGATTATCGCATGGCAGTGAGAGCAGGACGCATTGAGCAGGTCCAGTCTACGAACTGGAACATCAGCGACAGACATTAGACCCTGACCCTGTAGACTAACAGCATGAGAAACGATTCAATGATCACACCAAAATGCATCGCTGTCATCGGTGGATGTGATCACGAGGGCGAGTACTTCAGAACCCTTCGTCTCTTTGATTGCCAATCAACGGCAGATGCCTACGTGGTAGAACTTGAGCGTGAGTTTGATTACGTGCTCGTGGAGGTAAAGGAGATCTCACAATACAGCATGATGATGGGAGGGACAATCGGATAAGTGACACAGGCAACCCACTAGTTGCCACCCTGACCCTGTAGACTTAGTTCAACAAACAAACAACCCACAAATCATGTTCGCAGTTCAACCCACCTCCTTCGGCACCTTTGACGAGTGGGGCGCTGACTACACACCCACCATTGCTGGCGCTTATCGCATCGCAGCAATCAGACAGCAGGAGCAAGAGGGAGACCAGATGATCTGGCGTCTCACCTCAGGGCAACCCATCCCATGGGTGCGTGTCTACGAAGACGAGAACATCAGCAGTGTGACAGAGCAGGAGCTGGCACTGCTCGCCTAGGCATCGCCCCTCTACCGACTACAATACAAGAGAACACAACACAGGACACAGCATGAACGGATGGGCAACCTACGAAACATGGAACGTCGCTCTTTGGATCGGCAATGAGGAGATGATCTACCGCCATGCCAAGGAGAACAAGAACCTTGGGTATCGCAAGTGGGCGAAGCGATTCATCGATGAGTTCGGTGAGTACATCACAGGCGACGGCGTGGCATGGTTGCACGACGACATCGACACCGATGAGATGGATGAGATGCTGGCAGAACTCTAAGGGGTTGCCCCCTTTCTTTACACTAACCCCACCACACTACATGTCAATGAACATCAGGAAGTATCGCAAGGCAGTTGATGCCATCATGGATCAGTATGGATTTGTTTTCTTTGACGATTCCAATCATTTGAAATACAAGCACCCATCACTAGGTATAGTTCAGACATGCTCAAAGACACCAAGTGATAACTACGCACTGGCACAGATTAAGAGACAATGTAGAAGATCAGTAGCAGCACTAAGTTAAACACAGGGGGCAGTAATATGCCCCCTTTATTGTATACCCCCGAATGCCGAGCGGGACTCCTACGCCTACTCTAACCTACAAAGTGTTACCCAAGCGAGATAAATATTAGTGCATCTCCGAATATAAAAAATCCTCCAGGTATGAACACACGCACAACACCTTTTGAAGAAATCAGTTATATTAGTATGTGTTTAGTGGAGGTAATACGTATTTTAGGAATAAATGCATATAAAAAAATCCGCCCAGTAAAAAAATGACTGAAAAAGAGGAAAACCTAGAGATCAGGTATAAAACAAAGGATGGCACGATTAAGGAGCAAAGGTTTGATGATTTCAATGAATTTGCCGATGCGATCCAAGATGCTGCATTAGATTACTATGCGGGTGCTGAGGCAGCACCAGAGATGGATATTTCTGCAGCATTTGGAGCATATGGCATACAACAGAAGGAGCAATTTAAGAATGGATCAAGAGTTAACAGCGAGATTGAATTCCTTGGAGAAGAGGTTGAAGGAATGTGAGGAACCAGGGACGATGTATTATTGCCGTCCAGGATCTGTGCAACATGAAAAGTTGGCAGATTTTCTCAATGATGTGTATATACAATTACAGGAGATAAAATGCCAGGTCCAGTCGTTGCAGACACCACCTTCGTAGACTCTGGTGGTACGGGAGCATGTACGACACCTCCTACTGTCTTAGGGGCACCGAGTAGTGGTGGTAGTGCGAGGGTATATGTGGGAGGTAAACCAGTAGTAAAGGAGGGTGATGTATTTTCACCTGTACCTGGCACTACACCCAATGGCAATCCTTGCACTAGTACCAGGACGTTGAAGGGGTCGAGTACTGTGAGAGTAAATGGTGTTAGTATTGGAAGAATGGGTGACACATTGAATCCTGGCACAGGGATCACGATTGCTGCAGGGTCTAACAAAGTATTTGCAGGGTAGTGAGGGTTGTGCTATAATATGGAGGTAATCAAGAGAGACTCATGGCAAAAGCAGGCGGATTCATGAAAGGCGGCACGTATGTGGAAGCAATTCCCAAGAAGAGTCGTCAGGGTAAGGGGAAGCACACCAAGTTAAGTGCAACCAGTCGTAATGGAGCAAAGAAGCGTTATCGTGGTCAAGGAAAATAAGGTAGAAGGATCTACGATATATCAGATCGACGATTATTATTCAGATCCAGATAGTGTTGTCAGAAGTTTTCTCGGCACACTACCTGGGTTATGGAAGGGTGATGAGAGTCGATCAATGAACGGGGTATACTTTGAGGATCGTAGACATGATGTTTATCACTCTGATTCAATAAGAGTTTATGATGACTTAGCAGAAATTTGTGGACATCGTGCTATTGAATCAGGTCAAGTGATTACAAATTTAACTCGATTCAAGAAATGTGAGTTTAATAATTATCATGATCATTATTGGTGGCCACATAAAGATGCAGGGTATACTGGGATCATATATTTAAATAATAATCCAGGTGATCGTTCAGGTACGAATCTTTATATTTCCAAGGATATCGATAATAAGACGGGAGTCAATGAGCACGAATTCCCATGGCGATCTAAAGAGTATTATGAAGTGATACATACGTTAGAACCAAAATACAATCGATTATATATTTTCAACGGAAATAAATTTACGCATGGAATGAATATTGTTGATGATATGTATTTTGGTGAAGAGTATAGATTAAACCAAGTATTCTTTTTCACCGATGTCTAAGATTGATGCTGTTAGTAAATGGATCGAGTATGTTTCGGTAAAACGAAAGGAACTTGGTGGGCATGCTATATGTCCCTTTGCAGCAGCAGCAAGTGTAGAGGTTATAGAGTGTAATTTAAGCGACATTGCTCTGAATTCAGACCTTAACGCTGAGATCATCATCTTTATAGTCGAGGATGACATTTCAGAAGCAGCATTACTACAAAGTGTATCAATGCTGAATATGGAACAAAATGAATATATTGTATTAGATGATCATAAACATGATCCTTCATATATCAATGGTATTCAAACGAACTTTGGTAAATACAACATTGTATTGTGTTCAAAAGTTGATAAATTAGAACAGGCAAGGAAATCTTTGCACCAGACCGATTATTATAGTTATTGGTCACCAAAAATGTATACGAGAATAGTCCATGGCAAATAGTCCCACCGATAAGAGCAACGATTTCGTACAATCAGGAATGACCTTGATCACTCAAGTGGAAAGTGATTATTGGTTGAATAAGTCTGCCAAAGAAAATGAACTAATGCAACAGACCAGAGAATTTTTATCTACAGCAGAATGGGACGATGGATTTGTTGGTAAGTGACTAAATACTAGGAGGTAACCTCTACTAATAAGTGGCGAATCAACAATCGTTTAAAGATTTGAGCATTACGTTCAAACCTCATCCTGTAACAGGCGATTTAGTCGTTAAGAAGGATGATGCTGCAATTAAGCAGGCGATTGTAAATTTATTATTAACAAATAAGGGAGAAAGACCCTTTGCTCCTGATCTAGGTTCTGATCTACGTTCATTAATGTTTGAACCACTTGATGTGGCAACTGCAGGTCAGGTTGCCACTAATATTAAAAAAACGTTACGTGATTATGAACCACGTGTTGCAATGACTCAACTTTCTGTTGAAGCAAACTTTGATAGTAACGGGTTTGATGTACAAATAGAGTTTGAGATTGTTGGTAGAGAAGATTTTCCACAAACACTAGAATTCTTCCTAGAGAGAACTCGATAAATGCCATACGTTCAGCTGTCAAACCTAGATTTTGCAGATATTAAGACTGCTCTCAAGGAATACTTGAGATCGCAGCAAGAATTTACTGACTTCGATTTTGAAGGTTCAACATGGGCGAACCTTTTGGATGTGTTGGCATATAACACCTACTACACAGCATTCAACACTAACATGGTGGTGAATGAGACGTTCCTTGATTCAGCAACGCTGAGGGACAACGTAGTAGCATTAGCGAAGCAATTAGGATACACACCCAAGTCTGCAACTTCACCAAAGGCAGTATTAACGTTTAGAGCAGTTTTCCCCAACACTGCACCCAATGAGATCATACTGAAGCGAGGTACAGGATTTACCGCATCGTATGACACAAAAGCGTATAATTACGTTGCAGTTGAGGATATTAAAACCCAAGTAGTTAATGGAACCGCAACTTTTGATGAAGTTGAAATCTATGAGGGTAATTTTGTTACAGATACTTATATTGTAAATGCAACTGCGTCGAACAGGTTTACAATTAAGAACCCATCTGCGGACATTTCTACGTTAAGAGTACGTGTTTTCCCTTCTGCACAGGCAAGTACGGGAACTATGTTTGCAAGAGCGGACAATATACTTGCTGTTACGGGAGATAGCAAGGTATTCTACGTAGAAGAGATTGAAGATGAGCAATATGAAATTTTCTTCGGTGATGGAGTCCTTGGAAAGAAATTAGAAGCAGGGAACAAGATTGACATTACATATCTCTCTACAAATGGTCCTGAGAGCAATGGTGCCAAAGCATTCACCTTTAATGGCGTCCTAGAGGACCCACAGGGGTCTTCTAACTATAATTACAGCATTTCCTACACGTCAGCAGCAGATCTTGCTGAAGCGGCAAATGGAGGTGCTGAAATTGAGTCGCTTAAAAAGATCAAGTACAACGCACCCAAGTTTTTTGGTACACAGAACAGAGCAGTAACTGCAGAAGACTACGCAGCAATTGTTCGTGAGATTTATCCTGCTGTTGCTGATATCATTACGTTTGGCGGAGAAGAGGATGATCCCCCAGAATATGGTAAGGTAAAGATTGTAGTAAAACCAAAATCCGCATCAAGGTTGAGTTCTAGAACCAAGAAAGAAATTAAAACTGGTCTCAAACCATATATTGTTGCTTCTATTACTGCTGATATTGTTGATGCATCTGTACTATATGTTGAGATGACATCTAGGGTCATGTTTGATAAGACTAAGACTAATCAAACTAATGACGAGATCAAATCCAAAGTTATTGCTGGATTAGAGAAATATATCGAAACATCTGATACAGAAAAATTTAATGGCAAATTTAGGTATTCAAAATTTGTAAGTGTCATTGATGATGCAGATCGTAGCATTAACGGCAATCTTACGACAATTAAAATGAGAAAGGATTTCTATCCTAGTATCAATAACAAATTCTTTTACGAAGTGTGTTTCCAGAATGCATTTGATGACACATGTGATGAGGATACTATAGTTCAATCTACTGGATTTAAGGTTAGCGAATATCCTTTGTATACAGTGTATCTGGAGGATCGTGCTGGTAAAATGGTCCTATATAGAATAGACTCTATAACTAGTGAAAAAATTGTTCTCAACGATTCTGTTGGAACAGTAGATTACAAGAAAGGTGAGGTTAAATTGTTCGACTTGACGATTATCAAAGGTAGTTTCTTTGACAATCGTATTGAAATTAGATCTGTCCCTTTGAGCAATGATATTAGTGCCATCAGGGAAGTTTATCTTGACGTAGATATCCCTAAGAGTTTGTTCACGAT